ATAATTAACAATAAACCTGTAAAAGCATTTGATTATCAAGACCATGATGCACACATACAAACTGTGGCTGCAGCACAAGATAATCCTGAAATACAGGCTTTACTGGAGAAATCCCCTAATGCTCCAAGTATTGTTGCAGCAGCATCATCCTATATAAATGACCACTTAACCATGAAGTTTAGAAATCAAGTGGAAGAAGAAATGGGTATAGAGCTACCACCTATGGGTGAACCTATACCAGCAGATATAGAAAAACGTATATCTGATTTAGTGGCTGAGGCTGCAAGCAGAGTAACAGCAAAAGCTATTTCAGAGGCAGAACAAGCCAGAATAGCAGAACAACAAAAAGACCCACTTATTCAAATGAAAGAAAGAGAAGTTGCTGTAAGAGAGGCTGACGTACAACGTAAAGCAACTGCTGACCAAGCAAGAATATCTTTAGCAGCAGCAAAAGCACAATCTCAAGAAGAGATAGAAAAAGCAAGAATTAAAGCAAATAAAGAAATTGCAGGTGCTAAGATAGGTCAAGAAATTGCTAGCGATTTGCTAGAAAACGAAAGACTTAGCAAAAAGCAAGCAGTAGATGATTACAAAACAGGTATTGACATAGCTAAGGAAATAGTTAAAGATAGCAATTAATATGGATAATGAAATCAAACAGCTATCGTTGTCTGAATATTTAGGCAAACAAATTAGAAGTTTGATGAATGAACACACTGACCATATTGCTACAGGAAACGTCAAAGACTTTTCTGAATACAAAAGGTTATGTGGTGTTATCGAGGGATTAGCTCTCGCAGAACGTGAAATGTTGGACTGGATAGAACGACATACACAAACATAGGAACTCAACTCCTTTAAGTTGTGCAAGTATATGAGTAAAAAAAATAAAGACGACAAACAATCAGAAGAAGTAAAAAAACAACTACCAGACCCTAGCGGTTATAAAATTTTAGTCGCTATGCCAGAGGTTGAAGAAAAAACTGAAGGCGGTATTGTAAAAGCTTCTACTACAGTTAGAGATGAAGAAGTTTCTAATATTTGTGGTTTTGTTTTAAAACTCGGACCCGATTGTTATTTAGACAAGAAAAGGTTTCCTAACGGACCTTGGTGTAAAGAAAAAGATTGGGTTGTCTTTCGTGCCTACTCAGGGACTCGTATGAAATTATACGGAAAAGAGTTTCGATTAATTAATGATGACACTGTCGAGGCAGTTGTCGAGGACCCAACAGGAGTGGTAAGAGCATGAGTGAAGTACAAAATGAAGTAGTAAATGAAACTATTGAAACAGAGTTTCAACCCAATGCAGAGGGTGTATTAGAACCACAAAGCATGGAAGATAAATTCTTTGGAGTAAAAAGCGAAGTAGTAACCGACAATACCGAAAATGTAGAAGTAGAAATTGTTGATGATACTCCACAAGAAGATAGGAGACCTCCTAAAAAAGAAACTAAAGAAGAACCTGTCGATGATGAAACTGTAGACAAAGAAATTACTGAATACAGTAAAAGAGCAGGCGACCGTATTAATAAAATTAAATACGAGTATCACGAAGAAAGAAGAGCTAAAGAAGCTGCACAAAGAACTGCAGATGAAGCTACAAAAAATTTACAGACCGTAATGTCAGAGAACCAAAGACTACAACAGTTGATAGAAGAAGGTTCAAAAATGTTAAATAACCAAGCTGTTAGTAATGCACAATTTGCATCCACCGCAGCACAAGCTGAATACAAAAAAGCTTATGAAGAAGGTGATGCTGACAAAATGGCTGAGGCACAAAAGAAAATATCGCAAGCTACTTTATTAGAACAACAAGCACCTTATTATGCAAATCAGTATGTGCAACAAAGTCAAGTTCAACAACCACCAGTGCAAGAAACTGAAGTGCCAAAGCTAGATGCAGCACAAGTTGAATGGCAAAGTAAAAATCCTTGGTTTATGAATAATCAAGATACTAACCACAGACAAATGACATCTTATGCTATCTACGTGCATGAAGGTTTAATGCGAGATGGTGTAGACCCTGCAACACAAGCAGATAAATACTACTCATCTATAGATGATAAGATGCGTAAAGAATTTCCAGATTTTTTCGGTGTAACTCCAGAAGCTCCAGAAGTGGAAACTGAAGTTGTAACAGAAGAAAAACGACAGCCTTCAAACGTTGTCGCACCCGCAACGAGGAATAGCGGTACTAATAAAAATCCTCGCAGTATACGTTTGACTCAGACCCAAGTTAATATAGCACGTCAACTTGGTATAACACCTGAGCAATACGCAAAACAAATGTTAAAGGAGACTTAAATGTCAGAAGAAAATATTACAAATAACAACGAAGAAACCGTAGAGGCTTCAGAACAAGTGCGAACCCCAAGGGGTGGAGATGACCGAAAGGTAGAACAACGAAAAGAAAGCTGGGAGAACCCATCAAATCTCCCAAACCCAGACCCACAACCTGGTTGGGTTTTTAGATATATTAGAACTAGTTTATTAGGCGAAGCCGATAATCCTAATGTATCAAAAAAATTCCGAGAAGGTTGGGAACCATGTAGGAGTGAGGACCATCCAGAATTACAGATTCACATGATGGACTATAAATCTGAGTGGGCATCCAAGGGTCATATTGAAATAGGTGGGCAACTGTTATGTAAGATGCCAGCAGAAAAGGCGAAAGCAAGAGATGAGTATTTCCAAAGAATGGCAAAGACTCAAATGGAATCTGTAGATAACGTATATTTTAAAGACCAAGATTCAAGAATGGCTACAAAGCAAGTTTTTGAAAGAAAATCTAAGACAACCTTTGGTAGGGATTCTTAATCTTATAGATTAACAATTATAATTAGGAGACAATTATGGCTTCATCAGCAACCCCCATGGGTGCTAGACCTGTTGGTTCTCTTGTATCTTGTGCGTATAACGCAAAAATTACACACTATAAAATTAAAAATAATTTTGGCACTGCCATTTTTTATGGTGATTTTGTAAAGTGGGCGGACGATAATCCAAATACAACTATACAAAAAGATACAGGTACAACTTCCATGACACCTATTGGTGTATTTTTAGGTTGTTCGTATACTGACCCAACAACTGGTCAATTTACCCAAAACAATCAATATCCTGCTTCAACAGCAGCAGATGATATTGTTGCATACGTGGCATCTGACCCATTCTTAGTAATGGCTATGCAATCTGACGAATCACTAGACCAAGATGACTTGGGCAAAAATGTGGCAGTCGTTCAGACAGCAGGCTCTACTTCAATAGGACAGAGCAGAAACGCAATAGATGGCAGTACTGCTGCTACAACTAATACACTACCATTAAAGATTATCGACTTTGTCGAAGGTCCTGATAGTGCTATTGGTGACAGTAATACTGACGTATTGGTGATGTTCAATGTAGGACATCAGTTATTAAACACAACAGGTATAGGTTAAGGAGTAAATAATGGCTAGTATTTCAAGAGCAAATCAACTTAAACAACTCCTTCCAGGCTTAAACGCCCTGTTTGGTGAAGAGTACACTATGTACGAGAATCAGCACGAGCAAATTTATACAACTGAAAACTCTGATAGAAGTTTTGAAGAAGAGTTAAAGCTGTCTGGATTTGGTGCTGCTCCCGTGAAAGATGAAGGTGCTGCTATATCTTACGATGTAGCTCAAGAATCTTTTGTGGCTCGTTATACACATGAGACTATAGCTTTAGGCTTTAGTGTCACAGAAGAAGCAATGGAAGATAACTTATACGTAAGTTTATCGGCTAGATACACAAAAGCTTTAGCAAGAGCTATGGCTTATACAAAGCAAGTAAAAGCTGCTTTTCCATTGAATAACGGATTCACAAACTCTTTCCAAGGTGGCGATGGTGTAAACCTATTCACAGCCGATGGAGACGGAGTAACAGGTGGTGACGGACACCCACTGGTAAACGGTGGTAAGAACTCTAACAGACCTTCTACAGGTGCTGACTTAAATGAAACATCTTTAGAAGATGCAGTCATTCAAATTAGTAAGTGGACTGATGAAAGAGGACTTAAAATTGCTGCAAGACCAAGACGATTAATCGTTCCAACAGACTTGCAGTTTGTCGCTACTAGACTCCTCGAAAGCGAGTATAGAATAGGAACTGCTGACAATGACATTAATGCTATTAAGAGCAACGGTGTGATACCAGAAGGCTATTCAGTTAATAATTATTTAACTGATACAAATGCTTTCTTCATCACAACTGATGTTCCAGATGGCATGAAGCATTTTGTCAGAAGTCCAATGACTACAAGCATGGACGGAGACTTTAGTACTGGAAACGTAAGATATAAAGCAAGAGAAAGATATTCATTTGGAGTATCTGACCCACTTGGTATCTTTGGTTCACCAGGCTCAAGCTAAAAACTTTGGGGAGCTTATGCTCCCCTTTTTTTATTTCTAGGTATTTTATTAACGTTTATCAACTGACCTAGCAGACAAGCCAAGATGATAGACATTTTCTTTAGGAGAAAAAATGGCGAACACAACATTCAACGGTCCAGTTCGTTCCGAGAACGGATTTCAGGTCGTTTCAAAAAATTCTACAACAGGAGCAGTTACTACTGAATTTACGTTAGACACTAACGGTATGCAAGTAACACCTGTTGCACTAGCTGATACCACAGCTATTTCTTTAACAGCCACTACTCATGGCGGTAGAGTTTCTGTCGTTCCTGCATTATCAGCGAACTGCACATTAACTTTGCCTTCACCTTCAGCAGGCGTATACTTTAAGTTAATTTATGGTGGTGCTGCAGAAGAAACAGAGAATCTAATTATTACCACAGGTTCTACTACTAATTTCTTTATTGGTGGTATCGTACACTTAGATTCAAATGCTGATAATACATCGGTTTACGCAGATGGTGATTCTAACTTTATATTAACGCTAACAGACTTCGGCTTGTTTGAAATTAATATCTTAGCGAAAGATAGCACCAACTGGTATATCTGGGGAAACCAAGAAGGTGCAGATGCACCTGCATTCTCAGACTCTTAATAGGAGTAAGTTATGGCAGATACAGTAACTACGCAAACTATTATAGATGGCGAAAGAAACTGTGTTATGAAGTTTACTAACGTCAGTGATGGCACTGGAGAATCAGCAGTAGCTAAAGTGGATGTTTCTGCTTTAGCTGCTAACTCTGCAGGCACTGCTTGTTCAGAGGTTAGATTAGTTAGAGTTAGTCACGCTATAGTCGGTATGTCGGTACAACTATTTTTTAATGCTTCAACCAATGTATTAATCATGGAGTTAGCAGAAAGTAGTAACGGACACATGGAGTTTGGAGACTTTGGCGGTATACCTAATAATGCAGGTAGTGGTAAAAACGGAGATATTCTTTTTACTACTAAAGGACATTCTTCAGGCGATACTTATTCTATAGTTTTAGAAATGATAAAAGTATATTCTGA